ATAAAGAAATTCATTATATCTTTCTCTCCTATTCTTTTTCTTTGACTTGAAAGATTTAATGAGTTCTTTGATTTCAGGTTTCATATTTAACGATCTACTATACATTTATCAAACATCTGAGTAATAAAATCATCCCCAAGAGTTGCAAAAAATTGTGGTTGTGCCTTAAAGTCACCTTTATATCTGAGTTCAAGAACAAGAATAGTAACGCCTGCTTTTTTTAAATTAAAGAAAACTTTAGCAGCATTTGCATCTAATTTTTTTTTCTCATCAAGTTCAAGAATATATGGTTTTTTATTTCCTTGAAGATCTGACAATCCACACAAAATAGAGTGTTGAGGAATAACCTTTGCAGCATTTAAATTTAATTTTGGATTCTTAGCACTTGGAGTGTAATCTGCATATCCAGTTACAAGTGCAAATTCAAAATTATATCCGCCAATTTCTTTTGCTCTTAATCCTGCTTGCATTTTTGTTTTCAAAACAATATCAATTAAACCATCAGCAAAAATTTGAATGTTATCATTCAATACTTTTTTAAATCCATCAAAAAGTTCATTATCAACTTTAGCAAGTTCTCTATTGAAAAATGCTCTTAATCCATTTTGCTTGTCTTCTTTAAATAAACTATCTGGACCAGTTCCAGCAAGTTTACCCTTTACTTCAGATAACTCAATAGGGTTATTGTTAGTATTTGTTCCCTTCAGATTAATCAGATAAACAAGTTGATTATTCTTCAAAGGATTTCTGAAACTAATATTCCAAACCTCTTCGGAAGACATTCTATCAATACCAGGAACATAGATGATTCCATCTTTTGCTGCTTGTTTTGTAAGTCCAGCAAAATAGTCCTGCCGTTTTTTCTTAAGGGACTCTCTTACATTTTCAAATTTACGACCTTGAAGAAAGGTGTCAAATGCTTTATTAATTAATGTTGGGTCTGCGCCCTTTACGTTTTTTTTCTTTTTTAGGGAAATTCCATAATAAGTTTCAGAATCAACCTTTACTACCAAGTCAGAGGAATTATAATCAAATCCATCAGACTCTCTCTTAAGTCTAAACTTATCGACCTCTCTTGGCCAAGCAGATCCGGTCATAAAAACTTTTTCTGATATAAATTCTCCTCCTCTAAAATCTCCAGCACCTTTTACAAAGTCCTTTACCCCCATGGCAGCAGAAAATCCTGCTACAACATTAGAAATTAAATCTGCTTTCTTTTTGTCATTATTTGGTATGGCAAAAAAAGTCAAGTAAGTTGACTTACTTGATCCGTACTGAACTTTATTGTCATTATTAGCAATCAATTTTCCCTGAGACAACCAAGATAATATTACAGAACCGGTTTGATCCACACAAAGGTCCTTCATCTCCTTTTTGGTCATATGAAGACCAACAGCTGCAAAAATTTCAGAAGGCTCTAATTTTGTAGTCTTTTCAGTTGATGCCTTTGCCATCGTATAATACTTTATATAAAATTATTTAGAGTCTTGTTTCAACTCTCTCTTGATTTCTTTTTTTAGGTTTTCACGATCATCAGAATCTGACTGTCTTTCCTGTTGAGCACCTGCAGTTTTTGATTTGAATTTTTGCAGTTGCTCTCTTGATCTTTGCTTCATTGCCTGACGACGCTGCTCAATATCTTCAGAGAAATTCTGATAAGACTTCATCATGACATTTTTGCACCAGACTTATGGCGTTCGGTCCCCTTCTCATCAGTATATGATTCTTTCTCCTTTCTAGGAGACACATAACCTACACCAGGAACTACACCAGTCTTACCTGCGGCACGGGCAGCATTTCTGTCTGCTGCTCTTTGTGCTGCTCTCTTACGATTTTTGTCATAAGAACTCATTGCTTCTTCTATAGCAGCAATTTCTTTCTCAGAGAACAATCCGGTTGCTTCGAGTTCTTCATTTCTGGGATCTCTATTGCCTCTCATTGGTTCGTTACCAGCACGACGCGCTGCCTTGTTGCCAGCACCTTGATCACCATATCCAGCAAACTTTTTACCACCTTTACCACCGGTAGACTTCTTCTCATAACCAGGAGTTCCAGGACCCTCATTACGAGTAGCAAGATTGTGGAGGGTTTTATTATCTCTAGCAGTTCTCTTACCACCACCCTTCTGATAGGGAGTGCCCTTCATATCTCTTGCTCTCATCTGACGCTGACCAGTCAACGCCTCATCAACTACTTCATCCCCATTATTTGCAACCTGATCCAAATAAGTTTTGGAAATATCATTCAGATGAACTTGCTCTCCCATACCTTTTTTCTTATCCTGAGCAGCTTTCTTCATTGACTCTTTCTTATCGCCATCTTTATCAAGGTCAATAAAGTCAGGTTTGCCACCACCCTTGGGAGCATCACCCTCTTCCTTATCACCACCCTTTTTCTTTTGCTTCTCAAGATATGCTTTAAAACCAGGATTCATTCCTTTCTCATCAATTTGCTCAAGATCTTCTTTCTTAAACTGAGGATGATCATCGAGTTTCATGCCACGCTTTTTCTCAAGGCGCTTTTTCTGCTCCTCGGAATCATTTCCTCGGATATTCATTTTAGCATATGCTTCCGCAATACTCTTAAGCTCTTTGGAGTTCATTTCTGGACAATACAATTCCTATAGGAATATTTATAACTAATCTTTAATTGACTTCAAATACTCTTTTTCAATTTGATAAGGGACTATTTCACCAATGTATAGTTTCCATCCCTCATGAAGTTCTGGAACTAACCACTGGTCTACCCGATAACAATATTCCCAGTTAACGGGTTGAATGCAATTCATCACTACTACAGACCAGAATGCTGCAGCATAATTAATGAATGTAATCATCAGAAAACAAAAGTTGTTAGTGCTGCATACCCAATCAGTATAGCACACAATCGAGAAAGCACAGCATAGTATTTCTTAATTGGTGTACCAAAATACTGTTGTCCGATCATGAGACACTTATGTGCTGGTGAGATCAGGTAACCAGAATATTCAGTGCAGAGGAACCATACCAGATAGTTGGGTCCAAAGATTGCCACAAGAGCAGAGGTCATACCAGCATACTTACCAGATGAACCCATGATATAGGCAGCAACCATGGCAACTAGAGAAGCAGGAATTAACATCTCAGGCGTTGCTGCCTTGAGATAATCCATCACTGGTCCTTTAATTAATCCTACCACACCACCAAGAGCAAGAACAATGGTGGCGATGATAGCAAACTTACCATCCAACCATTTACCCCACTTCCAATCCTTAAAGACAATCGAATAATAGATTGCCATTCCTAAGAACCAAGGGAAGAAGAAGATTGCTCCACCTTTTCCTGTTTGTAGAAGCAGGATAACAGTAGCAATCAGTGGTGCCCATCCAGTAAGAGCACGTCTCCAATTAAACTCTCTTACATATTCTAGATTAGGAACAACAGATGAAGCTGGAACCTTTGTAAAAATATACCACCAAGTATATGTAAGGGTGATAAGTAAAGGGATAATAGTATATCCAAGAAAAGTAGAGTAAGAAACACCCATCACTGCCATAGGCAGGACAACTGTTTTCTCTAGTGGAGACCACCAATAGTAATGATGGACTGATAGGTAATCAATCACACCAAAGGCAGAACGTCGTTCTTTATCTTGTGGTGCAATAGCATCAAGGAGTGGTGCAGATAATGCAACACGTCCAGGAATGGGAAGAATACCGCCTAGTAATGAAGTGATAATAACAAGAATGCGATTATCTTTTACATACTTCTTTGCTAAAGAATAAACATCTTCCAAAGCACTATACTCTCGGATGAATCCACCCAAGATCATAATACCAAAGATGTAACCCATATAGAGTTCATTCTTGGCAATAGATTCAAGTGCTTTCGCTATCATTTAAAGACTCTTCAATTTTTTCATCTAGTGCAACAATTACTTCTCTTACAGAAACAGTTCTCTGTCCTGGAAATTCATAACTGTCTTGTTTCGTACAGCGAAACAATTCTTGGCGAACTGTTATTGCCTGATGAACAGACATTTCTAATGTAATTTTTTTACCACAACTCACAGGTCTCCCTCCGCACGGTTCTCTGAATAGTATACATCAAAAGATCCACCAGGATAACGCTTTTCCAGTTTCTTTACATTACGAGAAATGACTTCATCAAACGGAACTTCAAGTGCCATACATGCTTGAGTAACATACCACATCAAATCACCAAGTTCAATAATCATATGTTCACGATTATCTTTATTGAATGGTTTGCCCTGGAAAATCATCTTCTTAATAATCTCAAGGAACTCACCACCCTCGGCATTGATGCCAACACCTGCTGTGAGAAGTCGTTCAATGTTTGCACCTTTCTCATCCAGTTCTACCAGACGATCAGAAAGTGCAAGGAAATCAGTAGATGCATCACTGGTAACAGCATCTACAAATTTTTGATATCGGTCAAAGTCAATTTTTTTAGTCATGCGTCAAAAGGTTGTTGTTGATTTTCGTTTAGTTGAGGACTTTCAATAGTCCAAGATCCACCGACACCGCCATCCATATTGACAACGATATCCCGAGTGGGAAGTTGTTTTCCAAAAGACATATCTATAATGTCTCCAAGAAGAGGATTGAACTGGTAATAATGTCCCTCCCATCGACGATTTCTCATACCAATAAGATTGACTGCATCTCTTTCTTTACCACAATCAGCGATTTTTTCGCCTCTGGGATTAAACACTGAGTAGTAACCGTTCATGAAAATTTAAATCCTTCAAAGGACTTCTTAGGTTTCTCCTCGTAATTATACTCCTCTTCCTGCCCAGAGTCAAGTATGTTGTCCTGTGCTGTCTGCTCACAGTCATATAGACGCATCTTTGCACGATCAATACCGATGACAAACCGTTTGTTAGTATTGTTGTCATTATATCGATTCTTCAATTGCTTCACCATAATTTGTCCCAACTCCTCAAGCTCATCTGTAGAAATAAGGGCAAACATAAGATCAGCAGTAGCAGGCAACCCAAAGGACTCACTAGTATCAGTGAGCTCAACATCGCTGCTACCATAACCTGAGCGAGTGGTCTGCGTGGCAGAAACGATAGGGACGTTTGCTTCCACAGCCAACCCTCGAAGTTCTTCAGCAATAGACTTGACAATCGTATATGAATTGACAGAGCCACCTCCGCGATATCGCGAGGAGCAACATATATTAAGGTAATCAATGAAAATAATATCAGGTCTAAATGACTTCTTAAGTGCGAGTTCATTAAGAAGTGCCTTAAAGTGTCCACTATGTGCACTTGCAGTTGGATACTCTTTAATTATAAGTGACCCTTGAGTTTTTTCAGCAAGTTTAGTGACTTTGTTTTCAAACATTGACTTTGGTAAGTCAGTCAGATCCTGAATAGGAACATTCAGTAGGTTCGCATCAATTCGTTCAGCAATTTTCTCCTCTGCCATCTCCATTGTAATGTAGAGAACGTTCCGTCCCTGGAGCAAGATGGAGCTAGCCACATGGCACATGAATAGAGACTTCCCGACGCCCGTACCAGCAAGTGCGATGTTAAGAGTTTTGTTAGGGAGCCCACCTTTCGTGATTTTGTTAAAGTATTCGAGATCAAATGGGATCGTGTCCTCTTTCCTGTGATAGAAGTCATATCGTTCTTCGTAGTTTTGTAAGTAATCATGTCCAATATTGTTGTCAAAAGAAACTGCTAGGGCATCAGAAAGAATACTGGGAATAGCATCCCTATTCTTTTTATCATCCTGCCCATCAGCAATACTGATTGATTCCATCAAGGCAAGATAAATCGCACGATCACGGCACCACTTTTCAGTAGTGTCTAGCAACCATTGATGATCTACTGGAGAGTCTGTGAATGATTGACATATGTCTCTCGTTTCTTTGATTTCACTCTCGTTCAGATCTGTTCTGTTCTCAACCTCAATATTTAGTGCTTCAGTTGTGATTGCCGATCCGTAATTTACGATGAACTGAGTAATCTCCTCAAAGATTACTTTTTCAGATCTATTTTCAAAATAAGTTGGTTCTATAAATGGGATGACTTTGCGTGAGTATTCCTCGTTGCATATTAAGTTTCTAAGAATTGTTGTTTCAATTCGTTCCATAGGAGAAAATCTTCTTCGCGGCAGCATCAAGTTGCTGCATTACTTCTTCGGTAAAATAGGTATCAGGGTCTTTGAGAATTGCCTTGGCATAAACTTTCTTGCCGTCTATCTCATATCGACCAGCAACGTTTTTCCACATCCCAGCAACTTCACCGAGTTCAAGAAGACCGTAATATCGATCAAGACCACGCTCATCGTAATAAAGACGCACCGTAACATCTTGATTCTCCTTACTTAAACGTGATTTAGCAGTCTTTGCCTTGATAAGATTTCCGACGACATCAGTTCCATCCTTCTCCTTTTTCTTGCTAAGGTGAATAATTGTTGATGCGGCATATTTGAGACCACTTCCTCCGCCCATTTCTTTGGTAGGAACATAAGAACCGATGACATCGTAGGTATGGTTGGTAACGATCATTGGTATGTTAGCCTGCCCCAACTTCAATGTCAACATCCGAAACGCACCTTTAATCAGTTGTGATTTTGTCATATCACGAACCTGTTTTTCGTTGAGTGCGTCGGTGATTTCCTTTTCAGTGGACAGCATACCAAGAGAGTCTAACACAAACATACAGGGTTTGCGTTCTTCTTCAGATTTTTTTAGGTATATGTCAACTGCTTTGAGTGCCTTGCTACGGAACTCCTCAACAGTTACAACATTTACGACAACCAAACGGGTAAGGTCAATCCCTCTACTTGCAAGTAGACTCTTATTAACAGCCGCTTCAGTATCGAAATATAGGCAATACCCATCAGGATTAGAATCCAGGAAATTTTTGACAACCG